AACATACAATTAGATCCATCCTTAAAGCACAAGAGACACAAGTCCATACCAATCCATTAGATGGTGAAATCCATCTTTATGCTGGTTAATTAGGACTTATAAATTACTGGAATTAGTCTTTTCCTGTAGGGATATCTTGCACTCTTTAATAATTTCGTATATAAATTATTTACTATACATTAATTTTCTGCATGGACGAGTATAGTCGACGGCCTAAAGACTATGTGGAAACAATTAGGAGGATATAAATATGGCAAATACTACGTTTTCGGGACCGGTCAGATCAGAAGCTGGCTTTCAGGTCGCGACTAAAAATGCAACAACAGGTGCAATAACAACTAGGTATTCATCTGTAGTTCCAGATTTAACTGGACTATCATTAGCGGATGTAGCAACTGCAGGTGCAATCACTTTAGCAGCTAATACAATCTCTTATGTAGATTACACAGGTGCAGCAGCATGTGTTGCAACTTTACCAGCAGCAACTGCAGGTACAGTTGTTGTTTATGCACAAGCTGTAGAACCATCAGGTGGAGTTAATACTCTTACTTTTGATGCAGCGGGAACTGATGTAATTGCAACTGGATCAATTATAGAATCTAGAGCTAGTGATGAAGTATCTTTTGATTCTTCAGCTGCTAATGAAACTTCTTTAGTTTACACTCCAGTAAATGCATCTACTAACATCTTTACTATCGGTGCAAAAATATATTTTGTATGTTTTTCTGATGGTACTTGGAATATTGGATATCATTTACCAGGTGTTAGAACTAAAGGTGCGTTTGCGTTTGCAGCGTAATAAATAATTAATGTGGGCCTTCGGGCCCACACAATTTTAATAGGAGAAAATTATGGCAAGTAAAGGTGATATACAAGCAACAAGATTTACTGCGACAACTACAAATGCTATCGTTGCTCCACGAATAAGATTAAGAGGTATCATTGTTTCAAATGATGATGCAACTAACTCTGGTGTGGTGACATTAACAAATGGTTCGCAAGCAGGTGCTGCTTTATTTACAGCAGATATACCAGCTGGAGATGTAATTAATTTTTCATTCCCTGAGGATGGAATTTTATTTAAAGATGGTATTTATGTCTCTACATTTAGTACTGTTAACGCTGTAACATTATTGACTGATAAATACTCTGGAGTATAAGGAGTCTAAATGGCAACCTCTGGAACAACAACTTTTGAATCAGGTTTTTATATTGATGATATAATTACTGAAGCTTATGAAAGAATAGGCAGATTTGATTATTCTGGTAATGATATAAAAACAGCAAGACGTTCTTTAAACATTATGTTTCAAGAATGGGCTAATAGAGGTTTACATTATTGGCAAGTAAAAAATAATTCAATTACATTAGTTGCTGGTCAAGCAGAATATACAATGTACAGATCAACAGCTGATGGTACATCAGATGCAACAGCTGTATATGGTGTTGATGATATCCTTGAAGCCAGTTACAGAGCATCTAATGTAGATACACCTTTAACAAAAATTAATAGATCAGAGTATCAAGCATTTTCAAATAAAACATCTACCGGTGTTCCTTCACAATATTTTGTACAAAGATTTATAAATAGAATAACTGTAACTTTATATTTAACTCCTGGATCAACTGAAGCAGGAAATTTTTTAAATTATTATTATGTAAGTAGAATACAAGATGCAGGAGCTTATACTAATGAAGCTGATGTACCTTATAGATTTGTACCTTGTATGGTTGCAGGTTTAGCATTTTACTTATCACAAAAATTTAAACCAGAATTAATTCAACCAATGAAATTACTTTATGAAGATGAATTAAAGAGAGCATTAGAAGAAGATGGTTCTTCAGCAAGTTCTTTCATAACACCAAAAACTTATTATCCAAATGTCTAGATCAAATGGTAAATACGCACAATTTATATCTGATAGATCAGGTCAAGCATTTCCATACAAAGAAATGGTTATTGAATGGAATGGTTCCAGGGTGCATGTTTCAGAATTCGAAGCTAAACATCCACAATTAGAACCAAAACCACATACAGCGGACCCACAAGGTTTAAGAAACGCTAGACCACAAACCTTTACTCAGGCATCAGGAGATGGTGGTTTTATGACGGTTGATTTAACTTTACCAGGAGTCTTTTCATTTGAATCAAATAATGGTATGGTTCCTGATGATGGATCTGCTATAAACGTTAAAAGAGAAGCGCAGGCAAATTTAGGAAGGGTAACAGTTAGTATAACATAATGACATACGCAGAATTAGTACAAAAAATTAGAGATTACACAGAAGTAGATGCTAATGTTTTAACATCTACTATTGTAAATGGATTTATATCAGATGCAGAATTTAGAATTTTAAGAGATGTAGATTCTGATAATAACAAAAGATATGCTACAGCTACTTTAGTAGCTTCGAACAGATTTATAGATACACCGGATAATTTATTGGTAATCAGATCCGCTCAAATAATAGACTCTGATGGAAGTTCACAACCTGATAATAGAGAGTTTTTAGAGTACAGAGACACTAGTTATATGTCAGAATATAACCCAACTGGTGCAACTGGAGTTCCTAAATATTATGGATATTGGGATAATGACACTATTGTTCTAGCTCCTACACCAGATGCTACCTACACAATTCAATTAAATTATATCTTGAAAGATCCGGGTTTATCGAGTACAAATACAGAAACATACTTAAGTAAAGTTTTTCCCAACGGACTTTTGTATGCATGCTTAGTAGAAGCGTTTTCATTCTTAAAGGGGCCGAATGATCTCTTGCAATTATACGAAGGAAAGTATAAACAAGTGGTAGAAGGCTTCTCGATAGAACAAATGGGAAGACGAAGACGAGATGAATATCAAAGTGGTGTTCCTCGAGTCGGAGGAAAATAAATATATAAGGAGATAAACTATGGCTATATCACAAGCAATTGCGAACAGCTTCAAAAAAGAACTTTTGGAAGGTGATCACAATTTCAAACAATCTGGTGGAGACGTGTTTAAATTAGCTCTTTATACCGCAGGTGCGACTTTAACTTCTGCTACAACATCATACACTACTTCTCAAGAAGTGTCTGCTTCTGGTCAATACACAGCAGGTGGTGGTGCATTAGTTAATGCAGGAACATCAATCACTGCTGGTGTAGCAAGAGTAGATTTTGACAACTTATCTTTTACTGGTGTAACGTTAACTGCAAGAGGTGCATTAATTTATAATACATCATTAACTAACGCAGCTGTTGCTGTATTAGATTTTGGTTCAGATAAAACTGCAACTTCTGGTACGTTTACAATTCAGTTCCCAGCACCAACTTCAACTGCAGCGATCCTAAGAATCTCTGGGTAATCATAGGAGGTACTTCCTATGGCATCCGGATGGGGCAATAATACTTTTGGCTACCTCAAGTGGGGTCAATTTGGAAATGAAACAGTCAATGTAACAAATCCAAATGATACTCTTTGGGGAAGGGATACTTATGGCTCATATTTTTATGGAGGCGGTGGAAATCTTAATGCTACATTACAAGATGTAGTAGTTACTACAGAAATAAATGCGGGATGGGGATCTGATACCTGGGGCTATGAAACTTGGGGTATATCAGGTTTATTAGTTGATGTAACCGGAATTGGTTTAACAGCTACAATTGATGATGTAACAATTAAAGCAGATGCTTCTACCGGTGAATTAACTGGTGAACCAATGACTATAGTTGTTGATGATGTTTTAGGATCATCAACCGTAGATGTATCTGTTACAGGTGAACCAATGACAGCAACGCTTCAATATCAAGAAGCGGTTGTAGATGTATTTAATCCTTCAATAGGTGGTAACGAATTCTCTGTAAATGGAGATGCACAATTATCTACGGCTCAAAAAGAATTTGGAACAGCTTCATTATTATTAGATGGTACAGGTGATTACGTAAATGCATCAGGAACTGTTGATGGTTTAGATGGTGGAGCATTTACTATAGAATTTTGGTGGTATGCTTCAGATGCTACAACACAAACAGGTATTCTTTGGGATGGAAGAAATGCAAGTGGTGATGGTTATTCAATAGGAATCGACAATGGAAATCTAATTCTTTACGAAGATGGTGCACAGTTATCATCTTCATCAGGTTTATTTTCAAACAATACATGGATGCATTTAGCTTTTGCTAGAGATGCTTCGAACAACGGAGCATTATGGTCAAGAGGAACAAGAAGAAATGCTATAGGTGGTGGTTTAGTAAACAACAATAATTCAAATAGAACATTTATAGGAGCAGACTTAAATGGAGCTAATGCGGTTTCAGCTTATATTGATGAATACAGACAATCTGATATTGCAAGATATAACCCCGTTACAGAGGCTACAATAACTGTTCCAACATCAGAATTTAGCACGGATGCAAATACAGTAAACTTACTTCATTTTGATGGAACCAATGGTTCAACAATTATTTTAAATGATGTATCTGCATCAATGGCCATGACAATGAATGATGGCACAGCTGATTTAGATGCAAATACTATAGCTGAAGTATCAGCAACTTCTGCTTCTACTTGGAATGGTTCTTATGCATGGGGCAGTGGAGCATATGGTAATGAACAAATTACTACTCTTGCTATGTCTATGCAAGAAGGTGATGTAGATCCTGCGCCAGATGTTGCATTAACTGGTATAGAAATGACTGCAACGTTAGATGACGTTGTAACTCAAGGTGACGCTAATACAGGTGTAATTACAAATATTTCATGGGGTGATCAAACTTGGGGTCAGTCTACTTGGGGTAATGGAGTATATTTTGATGCTACAGGATATGCACAAGCTGCAACAATTAATCTTGGAACAGCAGTATTAGATGCAAATACTATAGCTGAAGTAAGTGGTCAAGAAATGACCATGCAGGAAAATAGTGTTGACGAAGTCACAGGAAATGCTAATGTATTAGTGTCAGGAAATGCCTTGACAATGGCTCAAGGAAGCCTTAGAACACTAATATGGAACCAAGTAAATACTGGCACAGCACCAGTTGTTCCACCAGGTTGGCAAGAAGTTGACACCGCTGCTTAAAAATAATATATTGACTTTACAGTCAAAATTTAT